CGAGAAAGCGGCCATAATAGGCGGGAACGGAGAAAAAAGGCAATAATTTTTGTGCAATATTGAGAGTTGTAATAACTGCCCCAAGAATGTACAATATTCTTGCCAATTAAAAAGAACCGTTGCAATACTTACGCAAAAGAGAGGGTTTAACCCTTGAATTGTGCGCCAAAATTGCAAGCCGTTCCCGCCTATTCGCCGAAGTTGTGCGCCAAATGTGCGCCAAGAAAGGAGAGCGGCGGCGTGGTGAAATTGGTAAAAGGGCAGTTGTGGTATTGTTGCCCGGTCTGCGGCCAAAAGCTGCACAAGCTGGCCCCCGATGCCGTTTGTAATGGCGTCACAACCTTTTGCAAGAAATGTAAATGGGAGGGGGTAATGAACATCAAGGAGCGGAAAGGAGCTTAAACAATGGCGAGCATTAGGAAGATAGAGGGGAAACACGGCACGGCGTATAAAATCACGGTCACGCTGGGCCGTGATGCCCTCGACCGGCAAATCAGACATTATAAGACATGGAAGCCGGACAAGCCCATGACCGCACGAGAACTCAACAGAGAATTGCAGCGCGTGGCAACAGAGTTTGAACAAGACCTAATGAGCGGCTTTCAAGCAGATAACAAACAGACCTTTGCACAGTACGCCGCATACTGCTACACCATAAGGGAGCAGCGCGGGGACAAGCCGCAAACGCTGGCCCGCGTCCGGCGGCAAACTGCGCGGATCAATGAGTATATAGGGCAAATCCCTATTCAAGAAATCCGCCCGAAGCACCTAACCGAGCTTTACAAGAAGTTTTCCGAGCCTGGGGCCTGCAGATGGCAAGTGTACGCGCTGCCCGCCGTGGACTTCAAAGAGCTTATACCAGAGGGGGAAACTTGTAACGATTTTGCGCGGTCGTGTGGTGTCTATGGGAATTTGATCCGCAGACTATGTAAAAATCAGCCAATCAGCCGCCAAAACGCCGCCATAATCGAAAAGAACTTAGGCCGAAAGGATCTTTTCAGCCTAACGGGAGCCGAAAAGCCACTATCCCCGGGAACGATCAGAGACTATCACGCAATCATTTACACGGTGCTTGAACAAGCTTACAAAGAAATGATTATCAAATATAACCCCGCAAAGCGTGTAACGCTGCCAAAGAAAAAGCGCGTTCGTGAAAGCAAGGCTTTACAGCCGGAGCAGCTTAAAGCCGTTCTTGCTGCCCTGGAGGGGGAGCCGCTGCCATTCCGCGCATTGATAACCTTTTTTATTTCCACGGGATGCCGCAGAGGGGAAGCCCTTGCGCTGACATGGGACAAGGTGGACTTTGTGCGGCGGGAAGTTCTGATAAATCAAAGCATGATTTATCTCCCCGAAACAGGCATACAGAGCGGGCCGACAAAGACCGACAACAGCCGCCGCGTGGCCCTCCCCGATGAAACTATTGACCTCTTGCGCAAGCTATGGGCGGAGCAGGCAAAAGACCGTCTGCGGCTGGGCGATCTTTGGGAAGATAACAACCTTGTGTTTCCAAGATGGAACGGAAAGCCGATGAACCCCGGAAATGTGAATCTTGAATTGACCGCATTTTGTGACCGGCACGGCCTCCCCCATATTAACCCGCACTTGTTCCGACATTCCGCCGCTTCCGTTTTGCTCTCAAACGGCGTGGATGTGCTGACCGTGGCCGGGATGCTGGGGCATTCCGATGTATCAACGACGCTTGACACATACGCACACGCCATAGACGAAGCACGACACAAAACGGCGGATTGTATCAGCGAAACTATTTTGCATAAAAATAGGGCATAACTCTTGCAAAACCCCGCCTTTTGTGATATAATAAAGAAAATTGAACGAAGAAGCTTTAAGGCGAGAAATCCCCTTTTTGCGTGTGCCTTTGTGCCTATTACTTACGCATGGTAAAAGTGCGTGAGCGATAGGCACTTTTTATTTTTAACCCGAAAGGAGCTTTATCATGGTACGAATTAGAACTATTCCCAAAGCAGTTGCGGAGATCAAGGCGCAAGACCCCGGAAGCTACATCAACGAGCGACTTTTGCGCCGCTGGGTGAAAGATGGAACGATCAAGCCCGTTAAAGGCAGCTACACTTATACGCTTGTCAACCTTGACGAGCTGGAAAGGTTTCTTGCCAATGAAAATAACTGACCTTTTGAGCCGCGGGCAGGCTAACGCCGTTCCCCTCCGAGATTTGGTGGGGATAACTGGCCTCGACGGTCGAACCGTCCGGGCTATGATCTCCGCCGAGAGACGAGCGGGCGCGGCCATATTGAGCGACAATGTGACCGGCTATTATCTCCCCGCGGACGAGGAAGAAAAGGCGCGTTTTGTCCGCTCCATGCGGCACAGGGCGAAAGAAATTCTATGCGCGGCGGATGCCGTGGAAAGGAGCTAAAAATGCTATTGGAAACAGAGCGATGGGAAAGGAGACACAAAATCAACCAGTTAATGGATGATCTTTTTACCATTCCCGATGAAGTTGTCGGCACAGCGTATAAAAATATTCTGTCGGAATCGCTGGGCATTATCATGCCGGTCAGCGAAAAAACAGAGGCCGTAATAAGAGCTGAAAATATAATTTTGAAAGCAACTTTGGAAATGGAGGTTTAAGCAAATGGCAACTGATCCGGAAACTGTAAAAGAAAAACACCCGAGTTGGTTTAAGCTGAAGATTGAGCGGCGCCAACTTATCAAGCAGTTGCCGCCGGAAACTGCGGTTAACGTACTTTTGGCTTGTTGGGAATATCTTGAAACTTGCGAAATTCCCGATAATTTGCAGCCAATGGAAAAAATTGCTTTTTCAGCCTTTTTCCCTGATATGGAAGAGGCATGGAAGCGATACGAGCAGCGAGTAAACGCAAGAAAAGGCAAATCGACCGATACCGAATGACATCGACCGATACCGAGCGAAACAGAAGAAGAACCAGAACCAGAAACAGAAGAAGAACCAGAAAAGTAAAAGGGAATGACAAGTCATTCCACACAATGTATAAGGGTGCGCTGCGCGCGCACCACCGCCGATATTATATATTTTTGATTTTTCTTCTTTTTGTATAAGGGAGCGTTTTATGATCTTTGATTTTGAGAAATTCGCAAGGATAACCGCGAGCGTGTACCCCGTTAGCCCGTACACCCTCGAAGAAGCTTTGAGCGTATTTCGCTGCTACTTTGAGAAGTACGAAGAATATACCGGCAGACCGCACCCGCCGATCAAAGCAAGCCAGATCGTGCGCATTTGTCAGGATATGCCATTCGTTGACAGAGGGTATAGCGGCGGTTTATACGTCGATATTGAGCCGGAGGCATACCCCGCCTTGATTGACAGGTATTTTGCTACGAAATACCGCAACTGCGACCGAAATATAAACCACTTTTTCAGCGGAAGAATTAGGGAACTCCGATTTTACGAGGAGCTTTATTGAAAGGGGTGAAAGACACGAGCGGGAAAGCATCACAGCGTAAAGGCGCAGACGGTGAAAGAGAGCTTGCCGCCATTCTCCGTGAATATGGGTACGAGATCAAGCGCGGCGGGTCTATGTCCTTTGGTGAAGTGCCTGACCTTGTGGGCTTGCCCGGTGTCCATATCGAGGTGAAGCGCTGCGAGCAAGTCAGGCTTTCGGAGTGGATGCAGCAGGCCGAAAGGGATAGCCAACATTTCAAGGACGGCTTACCCGCCATATTCCACCGCCGAAGCCGCGAGGGGTGGCGCGTAACAATGAACCTTGCGGACTTTATGCGGCTCTATTGCCGCCAGAAAACGCAATCTGACAGGCAGAAAACGGCAGAAAACGGCGGGAAAGAAGGTGAAGACAAATGACGATATTTTACTGCTATATGACGGAGAACAAGCGCAGCAGGCGTTATTTCATCGAAACGGCAGAAGGAGGAACCGTTGCATGGTTTGATGAACTGGACACAACAGCCATTGTCCTGCGTTATCTGACAGGCGCAGACATGACCCCGGAAGAAGTGGCGGCAGCACACGCAGCAATGCAGAAATTCGATGCCGGGAAAGAAGGTGACAACGATTGACCCCGAATAAAGAAAAGCTGCTTGCGGCTCTTCTGACTTCTCGAAGCAAGAAAGAAGCGGCAGCAGCGGCAGGAATTGCAGAGCGAACCATGCGGACTTATTTTGAAGACCCGGAGTTTTGCCAGCGATACCGCGAAGCATTCGCCGGAGTGATTGAAGATGCTACCAGACAAGCGCAGGCGCTTTTAATGCCCGCATTAAGCACCCTGCAAACGGTCATGGAGGACGAGGAAATACCGGCACAAGCGCGGATCGCCGCGGCTAAATCAATTATTGATTACTCTCTGAAATTGACCGAACAGGCCGACATTTTGGAGCAGTTGCGAGAGCTGGAACGCTGGAAGGAGGAATTAAATGGCAACCGTTGATGCACGCCTTGCAGCCCTGCGCGAGTTTCTAAAATCTCATGCAGGGGGCGAAACCGTCTTTATTGTCGAGGGCGGCGGCGAGTATTTCACAAAAGAAGATCCTTTTAACTACCTGATGCAGCACGGCGCATATACCCATGACGGGCGGCGCATTGTCCTTTATCCGCACCCAATCGAGGGCGTGGACGGGCTGAGCTTGAGCCTTTACCAGCTTATTGACGAAGCCATTGAGCGCGGCAAGTTGGAATTGCCATCGCTGGAGAGTGACGAAATCGGAGGTAAAGCCCTTGAATAACAGTATTAAAGCCCGCCTTGCAAAGCTACAGCAAGAGGGCGACAGCTTCCCCGATGTTCTGCGCTGGATTGCAGAAGGGCGCATTTATGGCGAGTTAGCGGACGCGGAACGCGCGAGGTACGCCGCATATTGGAATACTACGCCCCGCGTCCTTGAAGAACTGGAATTAGCGGCAACCGGGACACTACATAAGCCGCTTGAGCGACGGCCAAAGCCGCCAACGCAAGAAGAGCATAGAGAAATCATCAAAGAACTTGAAAGGATGGTCTATGGACATTTTGAATGAATTTCCCCTTGTAGATGAACACGGAAAGCGATACCGCGAGTTCGGACGCGGATGCCGAGAGTATGCGCCGACCCTTGTAACCTCTGCGGGCGAAGTGCCGATGGGAACAGCCATTTATAAGAAGATGCAGGAAGATCCACCCGCACAAAAGAAAGATTGCCCATTTCAGAGCGGTCTATACCCGCAATGCAAAGAGGACGATTGTGCTTTTTTCAAAGGCGGCAAGTGCAAGCCGGGAACGGCAACAGCGGGCAAGCGCTGCCCTCTCCCTGCACATTTGACTTGCGGCAATACCTGCACCATGTATAAGAATAGGCGCTGCGGCCTTTTTCCGCAGCAGAAAGGAACAAAAAAATGAGCGAGTTTAACCACTTTGCAAAAGACCTTGACGCGGCTTTCAAGGCGGCACGGGACGAATACGCCGCCGCGTATAACGCAGTAGAGCGGGCACGAAAGGCCATGCAGGACGCAGGCCCGGACGCGCTGAAAAGGCAGATTTCCACGCTCCAGCTCCAAGAGGCAGAAAACAAGATGAGAACGGAAACCGCGCGCATTTGGACGGAGTTTGACGCAAAGGCCGCAGACCTCCGCCGCGCATTGGAAAAGGAAGTACAGGCGAGCAAGTGCGTTGACCCGACCGCCGTAGATGCTGCAGGCGTAGAGTTGATGAAGTCCGGCATTCTGACCGCTGATGATTATTACTCCCTTGCGGAAAAATACGATGGAAATGCAACGATGCTTCGACTTCTTTCAAAATACGCAGCGGACGCGGCAACAGATGCAGACAACCGCAAAGACCGCGTTGCGCTCACTGTTCTTTCGCAAGAGTGCGCCAACGGCACAGGAAAGACGCTTAAAGCGTGGGATGACCTCATGACCACTGTAAACTATTGTAGCGGACGCGGCGGCAACGGCAACCGGCGCATTACTCCCGGAGTTGCCGCGCACATGGGTGAATGGTGGGATCAGCTTTCCGGCGAGATCATCGAGAACTTTTGAACGGAGGCAGTGATACAAAGGCCACCAGCCGGAGAAAGCCCGGCAGCAGGCGGCAAGGGCGGCGGGATTGCCTATCCTTTGTCCCCTTGCGAAGTCCTGCCCGAAGTACAGCGGCAGGCAGCGCCCTAAAGTACCAGGGCGCGGGAGTGCGTAATAGTGCCATAATCTCCATATACAGCACAGGAGCCGTCTTGCTTTTTGACGGCTCCTGTGTTATTCTGTCGATAGCCCATTATGGGCGGGGCGCTGCACAACGGCAGGCGGTTAGTCACAAACCCCGAAAGGGGGTGACGCCATGCGAATTACTCTACATATCGGGCCTTTTACGGTTACGATCATTGTAAAACGCAGAAACCGCCACCCGGCACGGTGACGGTTTCCATTTGGAAATTGATTTACTGACGGGCTAACCGCTTGTCGCAGCGCCCTTTTTCTATCTCCATTATAGCAGGATACTAACCCTTGTCAAGTCTCGGATTTATCCGGGGCTTTTTCTTTCGTCCTCATTGCTTGCATAACCTTGTCGCGTTGCGCCTGCGTCTCAACCGCACGGCCAACGAACGCGGGAACCGTTTCCCCGGCTCTCTGTGCGGCCTCCTGCGCCGTTTTAAGTGCGGCAGGGGTAAGGATAGCCCCCATGCCTTGCGGCGCTCCTGCGGGCTGCTGCAAGCCGTTTATCCGCTGTTCCGTTGCACCGATGATATACTGATTCATGCTTTCACCAGCAACGGCAGCGGCAGCCTTTACCGTGTCCTTCATGCCCTTCGGCATAGCAATAGATACGCGGTCAAGGTTTGCAGCGTCCCACTTTTGCGCGCTCTTTTTCTGAGCCTCCGATACTGCCATTAAAAGCACCTCCTTTTCCACTATCCGCATTATAGCACTTCTTGTATACACTTATCAAGTAGATTTATGCACAAATAATCTACTTAATAATTAGATAATTTGCCAATAGACAATCTACTTAATAAGTAGTATCATATAACCATAGCAAGGGACACGGCAAGGCGGACGAAGTAAGCGAAAGCCGAACCAAGAACGCAAGATAAAAGCCGGAACGGATAAGAGAGATTGAGATTGCCGAAGAGCATAGATGTTTAAGGCCCCCGGCTCCGTGTCCCTTGCAAGTAAAAAATGGAGGTAAACACAATGAGCATCAACGAAATGGACAGCAAGATCAAGGAGCTGCGGGAGCTGCGCCGCATGGCGGACGAGCTGGCCGGAGAGATCGAGAGCATCACGGACAGCATCAAGGCCCACATGGACGCGGAGGGCGTGGACACCATCAGCGGCACGGATTGGAAAGTGACCTATAAGGCCGTGACTTCCTCCCGCATCGACACCAGCGCATTGAAAAAGGCGCTTCCCGATCTGGCGCAGCAGTTCACCAAGACCACCACCGCGCGCCGCTTCTGTATCGCATGATGGAGACCATCATAGCCATTGCCGGAGCTGTGCAGCTCACCCGCTGCATTATGGCTCTCATTGAAGCATTAGAAAAGCCCTCTGCGCCACCGCCGACCAAAGCAAGGCGCAGAGAGCCGTAACCACCAACCACCACAGGGCGGCCGGTACAGTTATTATACCAGCCGCCCGCTGATAAAACAAGGAGGAAAAGCATGAAAGAAGAAACTATGAGCCGGTTAATCGAACTTGAGGAAATCCATTTGCAAATTCATTGCGCCGTTGAATCCGTGCGGCAAAGCTGGGTGGCCATGACGCAGGGGGACAGCGCACCTTGCGAAGATGATTACGATGCCTTATACGGGATTTACTGTTATCTTTCCGAGCAGGAAAAGCGGCTGAATGAGTGGAAAGAAAGTTTCTGGAAATATAGCAGATAAACCGCACTTTTCGGCGGTCGTGCGCTAAAAATGTGCGCCAAGAAATAGCAAGCAGAACGAAAAAACCGAGAAAGCGGCCATAATAGGCGGGAACGGAGAAAAAAGGCAATAATTTTTGTGCAATATTGAGAGTTGTAATAACTGCCCCAAAAACATGAAGGAGCTGAAGCGGCTCGAATCGTGGGAAGTGAAAATGTCCGGCACGTTCGTCAACGCAGACACCAAGATTGCAAAGAGTCTTTGCGGTGCTGCCGACGTGGGAACCAGCGAGGGGAAGGTCACGCCTCGGAACAATCTGTCGGACGCTGACTTTGCCGACATCTGGCTTGTGGGCGACTACTCCGACAAGAACGGCGATAAAAATGGCGGATTCATCGCCATCCACCTGATGAACGCACTGTCCACCGGCGGCTTCCAGCTGAAGACCAGCGACAAGGCGAAGGGGCAGTTCGCGTTTGAGTATACGGCCCACTACTCCATGAGCGAACAGGACACTGTGCCATTCGAAATCTACATCAAGGCCGGTACGGCGGAGGCGTAACACCATGAAACTGTCAAAAATTAAGGGGGAGCGAGTGTTTGATGTTATCGCAGACATTATCGATCCTATTGCCAACATAGCCGAGGACAAAGAAGCCGCCGCGTTGTTTCAGCGTCAGAAGCTCCCGGATGGCGTAAATGCAAAGGACTTTGTATTGGCAAGGGTTAAGAAATCTGCTCCGCTGCTTTTGCGTGGACACAAGAAAGATCTGATCGCAATTTTGGCGGCTGTGGAAGGCGTGCCTGCAAAAAAATATGCCGCTGGGCTGACGCTTGCCAAGTTGCTGGTTGATGTTACTGAGCTTATGACGGACGAGGCCTTTACGGACCTTTTTACATCTGCGCAGACCGAGACGGCAGAAACGCCGTCCGGCTCTGTGCAGGAGAATATCGGGGAAGCCAAAGAGTAAAGCCATTTCTGGCATACTGTGTAGCGCGGTATAAGCAGGATGCAGAAGAAAAAGCATATCGAATTTATTCTGCTGATCTGCTTAAAGCAATATGCGAGCGATGCGCGGGCGTTTCAATCGATAAGCGATATATTGAAATTATAGATGTGAGCAAAAAAGACAATCGCTCCTGTGAAGAAATCACCAGCGATATTGTCAATCGGTGCGGGTTACAAGTTAAAAAAGCCGCCCCGTGAAGGGGCGGCGGGCGAATATGCGTTACTTGAGGACATAATCAGAAATCATTCTTCCGATTTTCCCGATGTCTGTGCCTCCCTTAAACTCGAACTTTGCGACATAACCATTGGAGAATGTCAGAACAAGTTCGCTATCCGGGATGATTTCGGCAAAGCCTGGGGTTTGCACGGAGAAAAACTGCACTTTCGAATAGGGCATAGAGCTGAAGGACTTGCGCTTTCCTGTAATCCCCTGTGCATCAACCGATATGACTCGCTTGTTAGTAAAAATCAGCTGGTCGCGGACGGTCTTAAATGCGGCAGCGATTTCTTCCCCGTCAATCAACAAGCCATTCACTTCACCACGCACATCGGAAACGGGAATCGGCTTTAAGTCCCACGCAGAATCTTTGTTAAAACTTATCATAAATAATCCCTCCTTGCCGATATCATACCATACTATAAATGGAATGTCACGAATAATTTTCAGAATTTACAAAGAGAGCGAGGTGAACGCATGAATCTTCTTGATCTGTTTGTGAAAATATCTGTGCAAGACGAGGCAAGCGAAAATGTAGAGACATTATCAGGAAAATTCAAAAATGGGCTTGCCACTGCGGCTAAAGTCGGCGCCGCTGCTGTAGGTGCGGCTGCTACCGGCATTGCCGTGCTTACGAAAAACGCGCTTAACAACTATGCTGAGTATGAACAACTGGTTGGCGGCGTTGATACGCTATTCAAGGATAGCTCTGCAAAAGTTCAAGAATATGCAGCAAATGCATATAAGACTGCTGGCCTATCCGCTAACGAATATATGGACACGGTGACCAGTTTCTCGGCCTCCCTGCTCCAGAGCCTTGGCGGAGATACAGAGAAAGCAGCTCAGAAGGCGGATCAGGCCATCACCGACATGGCAGACAACGCCAATAAGATGGTCACCGGCATGGAGATGATACAGAACGCCTATCAGGGTTTTGCAAAGCAGAACTACACCATGCTGGACAACCTAAAACTCGGGTATGGCGGCACCAAAGAGGAAATGGAGCGTCTGCTTGCGGACGCGGAGAAGCTGTCTGGGCAGAAGTTTGATATTTCGTCTTATTCCGACATCGTAGACGCCATCCATGTGGTGCAGACGGAAATGGGCATCACCGGCACCACGGCAGCAGAGGCAGCAAGCACCATCGAGGGCAGCAGTGGGTCGGCAAAAGCCGCATGGTCAAACCTGATAACCGGCATCGCTGACGAAAATGCGGACTTCAAAACCTTGACAAGCAATTTCGTTGATAGCCTTGTTACAGCTGGAAAGAACATCATCCCGCGCATTAGTGTCATCTTGGGCGGAATTTCGCAGCTTGTTACATCTGCATCTACCACTATTATTCCGATGGTCATAACAACCATCACAGACAACCTGCCTGCGCTTTTGCAGGCGGCGGTTGCGCTTGTCGGCGCATTGGGACAGGGTATCATTGATAGCCTACCTGCAATTACGCAAGCAGCAATCGACATTCTTTTCTTCCTTTCGAATGGCCTGATAGAAAACCTGCCCACGCTCATTGACGGCATTGTGCAAGTGACCCTGACGATTGTGCAGATGCTTACCAGCACCGATTTCCTGATACAGCTAAACGAAACAGCACTTCAGTTAATTATGACGCTTGCGCAGGGGCTGATTGACGCAATACCGCAGTTAATAGCTACAATCCCATTGATTATCGGGAATTGGCTTGCAGCGGTTGTTGTACAGCTTCCGAGCATCATTCAGACGGGCATTGACCTTCTGTTTGCGCTGATTGACGGAATTATCAAGTGCATCCCGGAGCTTGTGGCGGCTGTCCCTACTCTGATTATCGCGTTTATCAATGGCATCGTGAACAACCTTGACAAGATCATCCTTGCAGCGCCGCAGATCATTGTATCGCTGATTACCGGCATTATCGGGGCAATTCCGGAATTGATTGCAGCCGTCCCGCGCGTTATCGCTGCCATTGCCGACACAATCAGAAACTACGACTGGGGCGGCATCGGTAGAAACATCGTCCAGGGGCTGAAAGACGGTATTGCCGGAATGTGGGACAATATCAAGAATTGGTTCAACGAAAAGGTGAATAGCCTTGTCGGCGGCGTGAAGCGCATTTTGGGCATCCACTCCCCTTCCAAGGTCTTTGCCAGAATCGGCAGTTTCATGGCCGAAGGTCTGGGCGAAGGCTTTAGCGATGAGTTCACGTCTGTGAAAAATGACATTGAAGGCAGCATGAATTTTGACGCTGGCACGATTTCCGCAAGCGCGAACATCGGAAGGAACTATGCAATTGGTTCCTCCACGGCATCGAACGCAAGCGGCGATTACATCAGGATCATTACGTTGCTTGAACAGTACCTGCCTATGCTTGCGAACATGAAGGTTGTCATGGATAACGGGCAGCTTGTGGGTGTCCTTACGCCGGGCATTGACAAGCAGCTTGGTGACATCAACAGACTTAGGGATAGGGGGCAGTAATCATGTACGGTGTAACTTTTGGGGATTATCATTCCTACGATGATTTAGACCTCATTCTGGCTTCCAAGGAAATCGGAGCGCCTGAACCGAAAACGGAAACCATCGACATTCCGGGCGGTGATGGTGAGCTTGATTTCACGAAGTTTTCCGGTACTGT